AAGGCAGCAAGTTCAAAAAAGTTTGGTTTTTCTGGAATTATTACAAATGCAGAATATGGTGCAACACTTGGTGAAATTCAAGAAATAAATATTACATTCCAGACTTCAGGTGCAATTACTTCAGATATATAGTAAATTTAAGATACTTTGCACTTAATTTATGCCAAACAAAAGAACGATTGACCTGTTAACTGAATCATTTAAAGATCAGATGACAGCCAGAAGAAAATATCAATTTAAAAATTCTAAAGGTGAAAAAGTTGTTGATTTATATTTTAGGCCGTTAACAAGATTTGATAGGCAAAGAGCGCAAAGCGTTGCTGGTACTGATGAAGCTTTAACTATTTCGACTCAATTACTTTGTCAAATGGCAGAGCTTGAAGATGGAACAAAAGCTTTTGCACTCGCAGACGCACCAAATTTGCAAAGAGAACTTCCAGAAAACATTTTAAACGAAATAGAATTATTTTTGTTTGATATAAAACTTGATATAGATTCAGCAAAAAACGATTAAAGCGGGATAACTGGCTAAATTTTGAGTTTTTTCTCGCGACAGAATTAGGCAAGACATTACAGGAATTAAGAAAATTGATTACTCAGGAAGAATTAATATACTGGGCTGGATATTATGAAAACAAATTTGACGAAGAAAAAAAGGCAGCACAACGACAAAAACACAATTCAAGGTAATATATAATAAAGGCTTTTTTTATCTGTGGCAGAGGCAGTAGTAAGACTTAAAGTTGATGCCAGTGGTGCTACTAGGGCATTAAACGGAGTACAATCTCAAACAAATAAGTTACAGTCTGCTTTTGGTGGTCTTAGAACTGCTATTGGTGGAATAGGTCTTACTCTTTTAGCCAGAAATGCAATAAAGACATCAGCAAATTTTGAAAAATTAAATGTCAGGCTAGGTTTATTAACGAAAGCATCTGGGACTTTTGCAAAGTCACAGGAATTAGCGGCACAAGCACAAAAAAGTTTTGGGTTGAGTGCAACTGAAGCTCTTGAAGGAATTACTGATATAACAGCGAGATTACAGCCTCTAGGTGTTTCTGTTGATGATATAAAAACAACATTTTTTGGATTTAATACTGCTGCTAAGTTAGCTGGTGCATCTGCAATAGAATCATCAAATGCATTTAGACAGTTAGCACAAGCGTTAGGTTCTGGACGATTACAAGGAGATGAATTTAGAAGTATATCTGAACAAATACCGACAATTCTAAAGCCAGTTGCAGACGAACTTGGGACGACTGTAGGAGAACTTAAGAAATTTAGTAGTGAAGGAAAAATAACCAGTGCTGTTGTTATAAGAGCATTGAAAAAAATTGAAAATGAAGGAGGCAAGTCTTTAGCAAAATTATTAAAAAATGACCCAACACAGGTATTTAAAAACTTATCAAACGAAACAGAAAATTTATCAAGAGCATTTGGTGATGCTTTAGCCCCTGCTATTTTACCTGTCATAAGAGGAATTACAGAAATTACTAGAAGAATTACAGATTTTATAAATTCTGGGGCTGGTAAAGTTTCTCTTACTTTTACTGGTATTGCCGTTGCAATTAAAAGCGTAACTGTTATTACACCTATACTTATTGGACAATTTGCAGCAATGTCAACAACATTACAGGTTAATGCAGCTAATTCAATATTGGCATCTACTGGTCTAAAAGGTCTTGCTGCTTCATCTTTTTTAGCTGCTGGTGGAATAACAAAAGCAGCAATCGCTCTAAATCTTTTAAAAGTAGCTCTTGTAAAAACTGGTATTGGTGCGGCAGTTGTTGTTTTAGGCACATTAGCAGCAAAATTTATTGATAATAAAAATGCTACAGAAGCAAGTGCAAAAGCAGCAAAAGATTTTGATAACAATTTGAAAGGTATAATTGAAACTGCTGATAAGACAGAAAAAGCGTTAAATGATCTTGCTATAACCAATAAAGAATTTCAACTTTCTCAACTTGGTACTAGTCGAAATGATAAGGCCACAGCTAAAAGACTTGAAAGAGAAATTGATTTACTTAAAGATAAAAAAATAATTTTAGATGCAGAGGCAAAAAGAAATGAAGATTTAGCTAAAAACAAAAAATTTAATGATAAAACTATTGCAGCATTAAAACAAATTACTACTTTACAAAATAAACTTTCAGGAAAAAAAGAAGAACAGATAACTCTAGAAGACCAGATAAATGAAATTAAAAAAGAATATACTGGTGAAGATGCAAAGCAACTTATAGGTTTAACAAAAACTATAGATGAACTTAAGAAAAAGAATGAAGAATTAGATAAAAGTAAAAAAAAGGCAGAAGAATTAAAACAAAAATTTAAAGATATCGGCGAAGAAATAGAAGGCAGTATTAAAAATAATTTAAGGGATGCTATTACTGGCGCACAATCATTTGGACAGGCAATGACAAATGTATTAAATAAAATTAGAGATAAAATTATTGATAATCAGTTAGATAATTTATTAGGGAATTTTGGTAGTAATTTTAGTTCTAGTGCAAGAGGAGGAGAAAGAAAAGGTTTTGCTGGATTTTTGGGTGGTTTGATTGGTGGACTTTTTGCAAATGGTGGTCAACCACCTGTCGGTAAGGTTTCAGTTGTTGGAGAACGTGGGCCAGAATTGTTTGTACCAAAAACCGCTGGTACTATAATTCCTAACAATGCAATTGGTGGAGGCGGTACAACAAACAATATGATCACCGTAAACGTAGATGCTTCCGGAACTTCTGTTCAAGGAAGTGGGTCAGAAGCTGATCAGTTAGGCGGGTTGATTGCTTCTGTTGTGCAGGCAACTATAATTGATGAACAAAGGGCAGGGGGTTTATTAAATAGATAATGGCTACATTTCCATCAATAACTCCCACTTATGGGATGAGAAAACAAAGCAAACCAAAAGTAAGAGTAACTTCTTTTGGTGATGGTTATGAGTATAGGGCTTTATATGGCCTTCCATTATCGCAAGACCCTAAAGTATATGATCTGACTTTTAACGTGTCTGAGACTAATGCAGATGTCATTGAGGCGTTTTTAAGAAGTAGGGTTGCAGATCAGGCGAGTTTTACATTCACACCCCCAGCCGAAGGGTTCAGTGCAAAAACAGGTACTTTTGTTCAATCAGATGGAAGTGGTTCTGCTGGGACAATTATTACTGTCACTTTTACGAATCATGGTGTGGCAATAGGTGATGTATTAACAGTTGACTTTAGTTCTGGCCCTACTGATGGATCATATGTGGTTGCTTCTTCTGCTGATGCTAATACTTTTACACTTACTTCAACCGCTGCTGACAGTGCATTGGTAACAGTTGCAACTAATGTTGATTTTACACTTTCTGGTGCTGGTCAATATGTCTGTGATTCCTGGACAAAAACTATACCTTATAACAACAGAGCAATAATAAATTGTTCTTTTCGTGAAGTATTTGAACCATAATGGCAGTACCTACAAGTGCACTTCAGGGATTAACAAATAAATCTATTATTGAGTTATATTCTGTTGAATTAAAAGCTGATATACACTACACAAAGCATCTTTCACAAACATTTACTTGTGCATATTCACAATCAGGTCAAACAATAACAGTTTTTTTTCAAAGTCATGGTTTTTCTGTTGGTTTAATTTTAAGCCTTGATTTTACTTCAGGTAGTGGAATCGATAATGTTTATACAATACAAACAGTTTTAACAGATTCTTTTACTGTTACTGGTACGACATCACAAACTACAGGTGGTATTGTTAGTTTTAACGTAAATGCAAACCTAACAAATCCAACTGTTTATTTATTTCATAGTGGTAATAACATGAAAGATAGTTTGGACATAGTTTGGCAATCAAACACTTATTCAAGGATGCCTGTAAAAGCTGATGGATTTAAATATTCTGGCAAAGGTAAATTGCCAAGACCAACTTTGACTTTATCTAATTTATTAGGAACAATAACTTCAATACTACAACTTACAAATCAAATTACACCATTATCAGATTTGGCAGGAGCAAAAGTAACAAGGCGTAGAGCATTGAGTAAAGACCTTGATGAAGTTAATTTTCCATCTGATGTTAATCCATATAAAAGTGGTTCTGTTGATCCTTCAGCAGAATTACCGCGTGAAGTTTATTTTATTGAAAGAAAAACTGTTGAAAATAGAAATATAGTTCAATTTGAACTTGTAAGTTCTTTTGATCTGTTTGGTGTATCAGCACCAAAAAAACTTGTAACAAAAGCTGACTTTCCACAGGTCGGAACTTTTGTTAATTTTTAATTATGACTTGGAAAGAATCTTTTATAAAATATGCAAAAACACAAGCACCCGAAGAGGCTTGTGGTTTGTTGGCAATAATAAAAGGTAAAGAAACTTTTTGGCCTTGTAAAAATTTAGCAGAGGGTAAATTTGAATTTTTTATTCTTGACCCTGATGATTGGGCAGAATGTGAAGATACAGGAGAAATTATTGGTGTAATACATAGTCACCCTGTAGGAGCTGCAACACCATCAGATAATGATAGGGCAGCTTGTGAACATCTTGGGTTTCCATATTTTATTTATAGTATTGAACACGATCATTGGGAGTCGTTTGAGCCTACAGGCTGGAAAGCACCTTCATTAATAGGTAGGAAATTTATCTGGGCCAAATATGATTGCTGGAGTATAATATCAGATTGGTATTTAGAAACAAAAAATATAAAGTTAAAAGAATGGAAAAGACCAAAACGTATTAAAGATTTTATTGAAAACCCTTTATTTGAAAAAGGTTTACCGATTACAGGATTTAAGAAACAAGAAAGTAATAAAAATATAAAAGTTGGTGATGTTTTGCTTTTTCAATCTGTTACAGGGAATTTAGATCATGTTGCTGTTTATATAGGTGATAATATGATATTGAATCATAATATCAAAGCCTTGAGTTGTAGAGAATTTTTTGACCTAAGATATCAACAGGCACTTAGAGGAGTTTATAGATATGCGTCTTAAAAAAATAAAAGTTTATGGAAAATTAAGACAATTTTTAGGAAGGCCATATTTTATGGCTGCGGTAAAATCACCACAACAGGCGATGAGTTTTCTGATTGCAAATTTTGAAGGAGTACAAAAACATATGAATGATCAAATTTATAAAGTAAAAATGGGTGGCAGAGTTGTCACAGAAGATTATTTATCAATGTCTGGTCAAGGCGATATACAAATTATTCCTATTGCAACAGGTTCTGGGCCGTTAGTTCCTATAATTATTGGTGCTGGTGCTATTGGTGCTGGTGCTGCTATCACTGCTGGTGCTTTTTTTGGAGCTGCATTATTATCAACAGCATTAACAGTTGTTGGAACTTCAATGCTAATAGGTGGTGTTACAGACCTTTTATCACCTCAAAATCCTGTTCCTGATGTTTCAAGTGTCAGCGATATTGACCCATCAATAAGAGGTTCTTATTCTTTCAGTGGCATACAGAATGTCAGTTCCAGTGGTGTTCCAATACCTATAATTTATGGTCTTGTTTTTAGTGGCTCAATTATAATAAGTTCAGGTACAGATTCTACTCAAGTAGTACAAAGCATAAACTGATGCCTAGATTAGTTGATGATCAATTATTCGGAACTGATAGAAAGGTAGTTGACCCTGACCTTATAGATGGTGGGCTACGTAGTAAACAATTTGCAACCGTTTTAGATTTGCTTGGTTATGGAGAAATAGATTCAATATTAGACGCTGGTGGTGCTGGTACTGATACATTTAGAAAAAATGTTTTTCTTGATGGTACACCACTGCAAAATGCAAACGGTGAGGAAAATTTTTCTGATGTAGAAGTTTTTTTTAAAAATGGTGCATCAGATCAAACAGCATTACAGGAAATAAATGTTTTAGAAAATACTATTCCTGTTGGGGTTCAAGTTACAAATGCTACATCTATTACAAGATCAATTACAGATACTACTGTTGATAAAGTAAGAATATCAATACAAATCCCAAGCCTTCAAAAATTTGAAGATAACGGTGATATAAAGGGAACCGAAGTAAAAATATCAATAAGAATAGTAGAAAATGATGGTACTATTCATAACCCTGTAGAACAAAATGCAATAAATGGAAAAGCAACTAGCCCTTTTGTAAAAGATTTTGAAATTAAGTTTGAGAAAACCATGAGTTTTCCAGTTTCTATAACAGTTATAAGAGATACAGCAGACAGTACAGATGCAACCTTACAAAACACCACAAACTGGCTTTCTTTTACTGAAATAAATACTGATACAAGTGCTTATCAAGGTTTTGCTTATGTTGCCATAAGATTTAATGCACAGGAATTTCAAAGCTATCCCAAGCGTATGTATCGTATCAAAGGTACAAAAATCAAAGTACCTAGCAATACAACTATTGATAGTGATAACGGAAGAGTTATTTATCCTGATGATTATGTTTTTGACGGTACTTTTAAAACAGATAAGGAATGGTGTTCTGATCCAGCTTGGATTTTATATGACATTTTGACAACAGATAAAGGGTTTGGTGGAACAGATGGTGTGATTGATGCTGACACTTTAGATGTTTATAGTTTTTATTCTGCAAGTTCCTATGCAAGTACTTTAATTACTGATCCGATTACTAATACAACAGAGCCAAGATTTAGCTGCAATGTAATTCTTAATCAAAAAAATGATGCCTATTCCTTAATAAATGATTTATGTTCTGTGATGAACGCAATGCCATTTTATAGCAATGGTAGCTTGCAGATATCTCAGGACAGGCCAACAAATGTTGCTACAAATACATCTGATCCACAATATATTTTTAATAATTCAAATGTAACAGAAGAAGGTTTTACTTATCAGGGTGTAGGACAGAGAACAAAATATACAGAAGTGGAGGTTGCTTATTTTGACAATGATACGCAGACAATAGACTATGAACTAATAACAACTGATGAAATTACAGCATTATCAAATTCAAGTACAAAATTTGGTAAAACAAGAAAAACTTTAAAAGCTTTTGCCTGTACTTCCAGAGGTCAGGCAAATAGATTGGGACGTTGGTTTTTATATTCTAATTTAAAAGAATCAGAAGTTGTATCTTTTACAACAACGCTTGAAGCTGGTGTAATTGTAAGACCTTCAACAATTATTGCCATTGCAGATTCTTTAAGGGCAGGGGTTAGAAGAGGAGGGCGTATAAAATCTGTCACCAATACAACAACTATTGTTGTAGATGATGCAAACAATACTGATCTGACAACAGAAAATTCCGCTACGTTATCAGTTGTTTTATCTGATGGATCAGTAGAGTCAAGATCAATAAGTTCAATCAGTGGCACAACAATAACAGTTTCCTCGGCTTTTTCTTCTGCACCATTGGCAAATAGTGTCTGGGCAATAGAAAATACTTCTGTTGAATTTCAGATTTATCGTGTTGTTTCTATCGAAGAAAAAAATGACTCTGAATATACAATTACAGCAGTTATTCACGATACAAATAAATATGCACAAGTAGAAGATACAACTGTTGCTGCTAACCCAAGAACAATTACAACTTTATTAGATGAAAAAACCTCACCAAATAACCTAACGGCAACAGAACAGATTGTTGTTTTAAATAACAGAGCCGTATCAAAAATATTTGTTGCATGGGAACCAGTACAGGGTGTAAAAGAATATTTATTAGAATTTCAATATGAAAATGACAACCCAGAAAGATTCAGGGTTGCCAGACCTAGTTTTGAACTTTTTGAATCAAGGTTAGGGACTTATACCTTTGCTGTTAAATCTGTTAATACTTTAGGTAAATTAAGCAGTGGTACTTCTAATTTCACTTTTATTGCTGCTGGAAAAACAGCTTTACCAATAGACCCTTCTAATTTAACTATTGAACCAATTTCTGAACAATTTGTGAGGTTAAGATTCACGCAATCTACAGATGTGGATGTTTTACATGGTGGAAACGTAATAGTCAGGCATACACCACAAACAGGAACTAATGCCACTTTTTCTAATTCAACAGATATTATTCCAGCACTTGCGGGTAATATTTCTGAAACTCTTGTTCCAGCTTTAACAGGAACTTATTTAATAAAATTTAAAGATGATGGTGGCAACTTTTCTGAAAATGCAGCAAAAATAATAATTACACAACCAGATTCCCAACCACATCAAATAATTCTTACTGAAAGAGAAGATACTGATTCACCACCATTTCAAGGAACTAAAGTTAATACATTTTATGATTCAACTTTAAATGGTTTGGTTTTACAAGGTACAACTTTATTAGATGACGTAGCAGATTTTGATAATATAACTAACTTTGATTTTGCTGGTCATGATGATATTACAACAGGGCCAATATCTTCAACAGGTTCATATGAATTTCAAAATGTTGTTGATCTTGGTGCGAAATTTAATCTTATTTTAAAACGTAGATTTGTCACGGCTGGAGTTTTAGTCAACAGCTTGTTTGATTCAAGAACTGCAAATATTGATACATGGACTGATTTTGATGGGGATACCGCAGAAAATGTAAATGCAAAATTATTAGTTGCATCAACAGATATTGACCCTGCAACTTCTGTGTCAGCTAACTACGAACAAAGCGGGACTACTATTACAATTTCTAAAAGTTCTCATGGTTATTCTGTTGGAGATTTTGTTGTAATAGATTTTGCCTCTGGTGGTGCAACAGATGGTAATTATGAAATAAAAACAGTTTCAACTGATTCTTTTACAGTCACAGCAAGTACTAGTGCAACAATCTCAAGCGGTACATCCTGTTCATATGGAGCAAACTTTACACAATTCAATGTTTTTGCGAATGGTGAATATTCTGCAAGAGGTTTTAAATTTAAATCTGAATTAATATCTAATGACCCTGCACAAAACATTAATGTTTCTGAATTAGGATTTGAAGCAAGTGTAAAACGTAGAACAGAAACTGTTAATACAGCGATTGCATCTGGAACTTCTGCAAAAACTGTAACGTTTACCCATCCGTTTTTCACGGGTACTAGTTCTTTAGGAGGTTCAACAACAGCATTTTTGCCAACAGTAGGAATAACTCTTGAAGGTGCAGTAACAGGTGATTATTTTCAGATCACAAGTGTAACGGGGACACAGTTTGTAATAGAGGTAAGAGATGCCAGTAATAATTTCAAAAACTTAAATTTTAAATATACTGCGGTTGGATTTGGACGTGGCTCTTAATTTGCCTTATACTATGATTAAATCATATTAGTGTTAAAAAATGTCTCAAGAAGCTGCGGATTTTGTTGTTGATAACGGCACAGGGGCTGCTGTAAGAGCAGATTTAAATAAAATACTTGATTCAATATTGACAAATAATAGCGGAAGTTCTGTTCCGTCTTATGCAAAAGCTTACACTTTATGGGCAGACACTGGAAATAATGTGATGAAAATACGAAATGCAGCTAATGACGGTTTTATTGAACTTTTCCAGCTTGATGGAACAATAACTCTTGAAGATGGCTCTGCAAGCACCCCTGCACTTGCTTTCAGAAATGATTTAAATACAGGAATCTATCAATCCGGTGCTGATAAATTAAATATTGCAACAGGTGGTGTTGAAAGAATGGAGTTAGGATCTTCAACAATATTTAATGAAGGTGGTGCAAGTATAGATTTTAGAATTGAATCAGATACACAAACTCATGCGTTTTTTTTAGATGCCAGCGAATCTTTTATTTCGATTGGAACTGCCTCGCCAAATGCACCCCTTCATGTTAAAACATCAGTTTCAGATCAAAGGGCAATTTTAAAATTAGAAACTTTTCAACCAAAAATAAGATTTCAAGATAATACTGCAAGTGCACATAGTGGTGAAATTAAACAAGATGGTGATGCTCTAAGGTTTAATATTTCCGTTCCAGCAGATGACACTACAGATTTAGATGAAAAAATGAGACTCACTAGTGATGGGGAATTAGGTCTAGGTACAACAAGTCCAAATACTAAATTAGACGTTAGAGATCCTAGTGGCACTGGTATATCTTCTAGATCCACGGCTACACAAGCAACTGATACTAATAAAGGTTTAAAAGTAAGAAATAATAGTGACACTGATACTTTTAGTGTTAGTTATAAAGGTCAGGGTTATTTTGCTGGAAACGTAGGTATAGGCAACACAACTCCTAACAGTAAATTACAAGTCGGTGCAAATGATTTTGATGGCACCGGAGCTTCAGGTACTGCAATGGCTAAAATTGCATCAACTTCAAGTGAAGCATTTGTATTAGGACTAGTTGAAAGAGGAGGACAAGGTCTTGGTATCAGTTGCAGAATAGACGGTGCTGGAAGTAGTACAACTGCTATTAACTTTATGGATGGACCCGCCCTAACAAGTGTTGGTACTGTCACTTGTACCAGTACTGCAACAGCATATAATCAGAGTGGTTCAGATAGAACACTTAAGAAAAATTTTGAAAACTGGACTGATACAGTTTTGACATCTTTTAAAAATTTAAACCCTCAAAAATTTAATTTTATTCATGAAGATGATACAGCTGCTAAGCATAAAGGATATATTGCACAAGATTTAGTTGCAGATTTTCCAGAGGCTTATCCAAAAAGTCCTGATACTGAAAAATATATGTATAATCCATCTGGAATGGTTGTGTATCTTATGAAAGCAATACAGGAGTTAGAAGCTAAAGTTGCAGCATTAGAAACTGCTTAGTATAATTAGATAACTTAAATAATTTATATGACAACACCACAAGAAATTTATGACGAAACAAAAACTCGTCTTGATCTAAATATTGCAAAAGCACAAATGCTTCAAAAAGAAATAGATCAAAAAGTTCAAGAAAAAAGCCAACTAATGCAACCAATAATTGAAGATCAAGGTGCTTTAAAACAGCTAGAAAAACTTAGTGAAGTTGTACAACCTGTAGAATCAAAGTAATATATAACTAAATACTTATTATTATGGCTGTTACTTGGACAATTTCTTCATATGAAGGAGATAAAGTTGTTGGTTCTTTAGCGGATGTTATTAACACTATTCACTGGCGTGCTAGTGATAGTGAAACAGTAAGTGGTGTTAATCATACAGGTTCTTCTTACGGCTCTGTAACGCTTGCTGATGCTGATGCTGGTTCATTTATTGCTTTGGCTTCTGTCACAAATGATGATTTAATTGCTTGGACTAAAGCTTCTCTTGGTGCTGATCGAGTAACTGCTATTGAAACAGATATTGCAGCACAGATAACAGAATCAAAAGCACCTACTAAATTTTCTGGTGTGCCTTCGTAGTCATATAAGACATAATTAGGTACATTGGAGCAATTGTTGGAATAATAAGCAGACAAGATATAATTAATGTATGACTAATTGCTTTTGTTATCGCGTCTTTTATCATGTTCCAAAAAATAGCTAATGTTTTGAGTATCATCTCATTTGTAATGGTAGCCTCAATGAGTGGTGGAGCATACTTTGGATATAAATATGTAACATCAGAACAGTTCAAGACAAAGGTTATGAATCAGATTCTTGATAATGTATCTGGAATGATGCCTAAAGTATTAGATCAGGGTTTACCAAAAGTTACTGGCCCATCAATGCCAATCATTAAATGATTTTTGGATTTTTTAAAAAATTAGTAAAATATTACATTGATAAATTTGTGTCTTGGCTAAGAATAAAAAAACTACAACTTGAATTAGATGATGAGATAAAAAAATACCATGATGATATGGATGCAAAAATGATAAAACCTAAGATAAAAGAAGTTGGAAAGTTTGGAGAAGATGGCTGGTCTATATCTATAGGAAATGTAGATAAAGATGAGTGAAATAAAAATACCTCAGATAAAAATACCAAAGATAGATATACCCGAAACACCGTTATCAATAGAACACGTTTTAACAGGGAATATACCCGGATGCAATTTATATCACAGAGATTTAGAGATAACAAAAAATCCTAGTATCTTATACAACGATAGAAACGCATATATAACCTGCCCAGAAGGAGAGATGCCTTCGTTTAATCCAATAGAATACGATCCAAGCAAACTTATTAAAACTGTAACTCCTACGCAATCAGAACAACAAGCAATATACAAACCTCCTACTATTCCACCACCCAAAAAAAAGGTAAAAACTATAGAACCTCCACCTTGTCCAGATTTATCACGAGTATTGCCTGTAGGCTCGTTTACATCAGATTTAAGAACATCAAGGATTATTGATTATAAACGTGCTAATAATGGGGTAGATTGCGTACCTATTCTTGAAGAAGTCACTTTCGTTAAATCGGTATTACCTACACCTAGTGCTGCTCTTAATGTCGTTACTATTTCTTTGCTGGCTGCGAGTAGTCCAGCTATTTTGGCACTATTAAAAGGTTTAAGTAAGACAGTCTTTAAAAAGATTCTTACTCGTTTTCAGAAGTCAAAGAATGTTGATGAGGTAAAACCTGATTAGGTACAGTTGTTAATACAACATTTCTACAACTAATAGCATCATCTCCTACATACTTAACACCAAGTTTTAATTGTTCAGCACATATTTTTAAACGATTTAAATTTACCTCTAGTTTTTTAGCATCGAGCATAAACTCTTGGTATTTCCTATAAGTCTGGGCTGCTTGTAAACATTCTTTGTTAAATCCTCCACCCCCAAGTGGTATTTGAAAACTAGCTGTGATTCCATAATTTAGATTATATACTGTCTGATCTAATCGTTCCTGTTCTGCAACATATAAAATATGGCCGGGGTTAAGCAACTGGCCTGTATCACTGTCTTTTGCAGTGTCATAAATATTGGTTCGAGAGATTGTACTTCTTGGTAAGGAAAAGTTCTTTCCTTTAGTGATAAAGGGAGTGATAGCCAAAGTAGGAAGTTGACATTGTATTCCGTTTGAAAATCTATGAGTAGGAAAGTTTCCATTTATCGTTTGATAACCGTTATTAATGACTGTACCGCTACTACTGGCTGAAGGACTAGATATTGTATTACTAGCATATACAGGACTTGTAAAAAGTAAACTTATTGGGAAAAGATACTTAAGGAAGTTGTTTGGGTTTCTATAGTTTGAGTTCGATTTATTACGGAAACTGCATCTAATCCGGGAGCAAGGAAATTTTCGACCAGACTGAAATCTGATCCTTCCGTCACTATGCTCCACTGAGGCTTGCTTGTTAATTCTGGTGTCACCCATTGAAAATTAACTGCTCCATTGCCTGTATTCTGGCTTGTTGTGTATGTTGCATCAGGTGAGATATAAGAATCTGTTTTGATATTATGGCCTTGTACTGTATAACTGAAACCTGTCCTATAGTTTTCAGTAACAATAGTTTCTTGGATCGTAGATACGCTACGACTAGATGATTCCATCTGACCTGTTGTAAATCTTGGAGTAATACTTCCAGCATAAGCACTAGGTATTGT